GAGCGCGGAAGTGGAGAAAGTAGGTAAAAATAATTTATTTGAATATTTTCTACAATCAAAAAATAGTCTAGGTGAAGATGTTAGTCAAAGTATAACATTATCTGAATGGCCAAAAGGAGAAGATAAAAAAGAATTCGATGTGAATATGAGAGGTATATCAACTAATAAAATATATACATTAGATTTAACAGAAAATGATAATGAAGCAGGAAGAATGCAGGTTAGTTATGGATGGAAGACTTTAGTACAAGTTAATAATATTGGGTTACCAATATATACTAAATTACATCAAATAACACCATATATTCGAAGTGATTTTATTGGAATTAACAGTGCTGTTGGTGCGAAGGATACTGCTGTAAAGCTAAATAGTAAAACAAAATTTATTATATCAGAAGAAGAAAAAAATAAAGCAATTGCTGAATATATTTCTAAAGAAACTAACACACCACATACATATTATGCAAAAAAAGAAAATAAAGATAATTTAGTTTTACTTGAAAAACAGACGAATAAAGAAGATAATTATAGAAAAAGAATTATGATAGAGTCTTCAATTCATACTAAAGTTGCAATAAAAAATAAAAATAATGAAATTGTAGGGGTTATAGATAAAGATTTATATGGTAAGAAAGCAGGACCTGTTGATTTTGTAAACGAACTCGAAATTAAATCACATTTAAACGAAGATTCATGGGAAAATAGTAATTTATTACAACTTCCTGGTAAAACACATACGTGGATTGAAATTAGCCCTGCACTAGAATCTGATAATGTTACAATAAGAGAAAATGTATTTAATTTGTATAGAGTTTCCTTTTTCTCTCCTCTCCAAAATGGTAATTATATGGCAGATGACTTAATTTGTCAATTAGATTTTAATAATAGCAATACGTACAGTTTAGATTTATCTGGATATATTTGGGAAGGTAATTATAATCATGTTGCTTTCGAGAATCTACCACCATCAACAATAATAGACTCACCTCATCAGGAGATTAACGAATATTCAGGAGCGAATAGTGATGGATATTTATTCGTTAGTTCCACAACACCTGGTATGTTCGGTAAATTAGGAAAAGTAACAGAGAGAAATGATTTAAGAAAATCAATTAATTTAACAATAGTGGAATATAAATTAAATCAAGAGTTTCAATTACAAGATTCAGAAGAAGTACGTTCATCTGTTTTAATTGATAATGATACTGATTTTGTAAATATTCTTACATTAAAACAGGTTAACAGTATGTTGGAAAAAGATGTATCTGGCGCGATGGGTAAAGATAATTTAATTGGAGTAAGTGATTTAGATACACTTTTACTAAGATATGGAAAGGTTTATGAAGAACCATCTATTCAAAGTGTTGAAGTAGTAAATAATAATACTATTATGTTAGAAATTAATAATATAGAAAATTGCTCATCTAGAGACCGTGTAGCAATATTTGAAATGAGTGACGTTGTTAATGAACAAGGTAATCATGTAGGACCGTCGCCAGATTTTTATCATGCAGCGAGTAATACATGGAATTCTCCAATATTTGAAAAATATCTTTTAGATGATTTAGAAAAAAATCCAGCAGAAAATAATGATTTAGGTGTTAATGAAAGAAATATAATGGTTCTGGACTCATCTAATATTTATTCGAACAACACGATACAATTTTTGAGACCTAACAGCAATTTTTATGCATATATATTAAAAGACGGAACTTACAGTTGGTATAGTACTCCATTTCATTTTCATAATTAATAATTAAATTATGTATTTTATTTTAAAATATAATTAAAATAAAATAATAGAATAGTAAATTATATGGAAGAAAATAATTTATTATCAGAAAATAATTACAATAGTACTTTAGACGATGATGTAGATAATATACTAAATGAATACTTTAATATTGTAAAAGAATATTTATTTCATGCAGGTGAAAATATAATTATTTCAAATTACACTTATTATATTTTTATAATTAAGAGGGGATTAGATTGTTTAAAGCATATATTTAATATGCTTTTACTTTATACTAATAATTTAGAATTAACTGTATATCATTGTAAAAAATCATATTTATATTATATTGAATTTATTAGTCAAATAGGAAATGAAAATCATTCTTATTTACAATTAAATTCAAAAGATGCTGCTTTATTTATTTATAAAAAAACTATTTTTGATATTAATAATGATAAACGTTTATCATTAAATCAAAATACTACAACAAAAAATAAACAAAATTATCTTTATATATTTAGTGAAATAATAAATCAAATTGTAGTTTTTGTATTTGACAATGATAATATTAAAGGAAATCTTAAAATGAATTACATAATGTATATCATAAATATGACAACTAAAGTAAAAGATAAAATATTAAAATCAAAAAAAACAATAAACGAAAAAATAGAATTATGTAAAATAATCAATTATTTTTTAATAAATTTAAAAATAAAAAATATTAAAGATGAATGTAAATACTTAAATATTTGTAGTTTAATATCAAAAAAGGTATTATATGGGAAAAAAAATATAACTACAGAATTAATTGATAATAAATTATCTAATAAAGATTTTGATGATAAATTACAAAATAATACACCATTAAAATTTGTAAATTGGTTAATTAATGCTTAATTTTACTATTTTTTTTCTTATTTTTTTTGTAGGTTTATTTTTAATAGTATTATTTAGATTTATAAATATATCATTGAATTCATCTTTTAAAATTTTTTTTATAAAATTATAAACAATATTTAATGAGCATTTATTACAATTTCCAACAATTAAAACACTTCCAGTACGAAATATCATAAAAGATATATTTCCCCAATTTTCATTGTATTCTGTATCATCAGTTTTTTCTTTTAAATGAACACCATTATGAATTTTATTATACTTATTATAATAAAATTTGCATTGAATTCCCGGATAAGAACATGGATCATATGATGCTTGAATATTATATTTGTATTTTAATTTTTGAAATAGTTTAAATCTATCGATAAAATATCCACAACTAAAGTTTGAATTTATTAAAACAGTATTAATATCATTTTCATTGTATGAAATTTTATTTTTTATGAAAGGCTGTAAAACATTTATTAAGTTATCTAATGTAATTATCAATAATTCATCATATTGAATGCCTGGAATTTCAAGTTTACCGGTGTTAAATATTTTTATGTGAACTTCACGAAAACGATTTTTATAAAATATTCTAAAAATTATGGCAAAACAATTATAAAAGGCGCCCTTTTTTTTTTTTCTATAACTAATAATATCTTTTTCACAAAGTCCTATATCTATTTTAAAGACTTCTTTAAATTTTTTTTTATTTTTAACGCTTGATAATTCCGTAATATTTGCATTTTTTTGCACAGATACATTTTTTTTTAAAGTATCTAAATCTTCCTGAGATATACAATTTATTTTAATACTTTTTTTAATTATACCATTTTTAGGAGAATAATAATCTATTACTGGAAGTATCCAAAATAACTTATTTAAGTCTATTTTTTGATTTAAGTAAGCAATTTTAGTTTGTGTAGAAATATAAATATCACTACATTTAGGTATAGCAGATAAAGTAACTACATTATTTGTATTTTTATCAGAATCTTCATTATCTATTGATTCTTTGAAATTCATCCATTCATCATCTACTGACATATATTAATTAATATAACTTAAAAGTCTTTAAGTTTCTTTCAATTTTATTAAATACAAATTAAAGAAATTTTTATATTTATATATATAAAATCGCATATGCTTTCTTATGAAAGAGAAAGACAAAACAAATCTCAAACTAAACATAGTAAAATAGACATGGAATATGTTGTACAAGAATATTGTTTAAAAAGAAGTCAATTCAATCCCAAGAAAACTTCTCCCAATAAATTTTGTAACAAATTAGAATTTAGAATGATGTCATATTATAATACATTATATACTCTCTCAAGTTCCCCTCCAAAATAATTTAGTAAATATATTTCATGTATATTTTGATTATGTATTATAAATTGGAAACACTTTATTGTTTTATTGTTTAATATTTCAAATTTTTCTTTTAGCAAATAATAAATAAAATTATTTATTATTTCTTTACTTCTAATATTATGTTTTTTTATACATCGTGTTAGAATGGTAATTGGTTTTTTATTTTTTAAAAATTTTTGATGAATATCTTCATAGAATTTTTTAGATAGTATTTTCATATTTTTATCTATATTTCTATAATTAGATTGTAAAAAATTAATCATACTACGTATATCAGAACCAAATTTTGCTTGTATAAATTCAATCTGTTTTTGATTTATTTTTATTTTTTCTTCTTTAATTATATTTTTTAAAAAATAAAAAATATCTTTTTTAGGTAGTTGAGAAAATCTTAGTCGTATAAATTCATTTTGTAACGAATAATCAAGTCTACTAATATAATTACAAATTAAACAAAATCTTATATTTACATTATATTGTTGTATCAAATATTTTAATGCTTTTTGTGCATTTTTTGTCATATAATCTACTTCATCTAATATAATGAATTTTATACCATGAGTAAATAAAGTTTTTGTATTTACAAAGTTATTAATTTGATTTCTAATTACATCTATCCCACGTTCATCACTAGCATTTAAGTGTATCATCAATCCTTTATTTTTTTGGTTATATTTTTCTTGATATTTATTTATTAAATTAATAATAGTAGTTGTTTTACCTGTACCCGGTGGGCCATAAAATATTAGATTTGGTATGTTATTTTGATTAATAATATTATCGAAAATTTGTCTATTTATAGGATCTAAAACAATATTTTCAAAAGAATTTGGTCTATATTTTTCTATCCATGGTATATTCATTTAAAATATAATTTAATATATTTTTAAAATACTTTTATCATAATAATATATATGTCAAAAATAAAAAAAAAAGATTCAAAATATTATAATACCCCATCAAGTAGATTATCTAAAAAAAATAAAAAAAAAATAGCGTATATATGTATTGGACGTTGGCAACCTCCACATAAAGGTCATGAAATATTAGTGAAAAAAACATTAGAACTTGCTCTTGCTAATAATGGACATGCTTTTGTTTATATATTTTCTTATTCACCATCTAGTAGTGATGAATGGTTGAAAAATAAAACACAAAAAGAAATTATTTCTTATTCTAGAGAACGTAAAATAAAAAATCCTTTATCCTCCTCAGATAGATTGTATTATATGCAGAAAATGTTTCCTGAATATAAAACAATTTATAATGATGACGGCAGTAATTATAAAGTACCTGAATATCATAGAGATTATTTTGATTTTTTTATGACTGAAGGTGAAAATATAAATAGAACCATAGATATTAGAGGAACAGTTATTCGGAAAAGTAAACATGGAAGCATGTCAAGTGATTTAGTTTCATATTTATTTAAATTAGGATATAAAAATGTAAAAATTGTGGTTGGAAGTGATAGGGTTAAAAACTTTAAAAAATATAATCCTGATATTGATGTTATACAGGCAGGAGAAGATAGGGGTAGTACAGGTGAAGGAAAATTAGATAGTAATATATCAATAATAAATGCAGAAAAAATAGTTGAATTAGAAAATGTTTTAAATGAACCAGTGTCTGAAAATCCTATTAATTTTTCTGGTACTAAAATGCGTCATTATGTAAAAACCAATAATACAAGGAAATTTGTTGAAGGGTGTGCTATAGGAAATATGACATATAGAGATTGTTTAGATATGATGGATGACGTTAGAGAAGGAATGAGATTAAATTTACTTTCAAAATATAATAAACCATCGAAAAATCAATATATCTCTAATCCTGAAAAAGATAATCCGGGAGTAATAACTCATATGAGTCAGGCTTATTTAGATTCCCAAACAAAACAAGATGCTAGTGGTTTTGTTATTGAGGGGGGAAAAAAGAAAAAAAGAACCCGTAAAAAAAGAACACGAAAAAGAAGAAGTCGTAGAAGAAAAACTCGTAAAAGAAGAGGTAGTAAAAGAAAAAATAGTAAAAAAAGACGTAGATGAAAAATACAATACTTAATACGTTAAATTGAATAAATATTTAAACAAAATATTTTTATTTATGTAAAATGGATACAAGTTATCTTAAAATAATTTTAGGTTCTATGTTTGCTGGTAAAACAACAGAACTAATTAAAGAATACAATAGACATGTAGCATGTGATTTAAGATGTTGTTTTATTAATCATAGTTTAGATGATAGATATGGTTCAGGTACAAAAGTAACAAAAACACATAATAACTATGCAATTGATAATACGGCAAGCAGTGAAACACTGGAAAAATTATTTGAAAAAATAGATATTGATGATTTTGATGTTTATTTTATAAATGAAGGTCAGTTTTTCGTTGATCTATATAAATATGTTGATATATTAGTAAATCAAAAAAAGAAAAAGGTCTATGTTTGTGGTTTAGATGGTGATTTTGAAAGAAAAAAGTTTGGCTCTATTTTAGATATTATTCCGCTCTGCGATGAAGTTGTAAAAATTAAAGCATTATGCGTTGGATGTAAAATTAGAGATGGTATTTTTACACATAGATTAAGTAGTGAAAAAGAACAATTAGTGGTAGGTAGTAAAAATTACCAATCATTATGCAGAAAGTGTTATAATAATAGATTAACAGTTGAAGATATATCTCATATTAGTATGTAAATTTAAAGTATAAAAATGTAAATTATTTTTTT